TTTAATTACTAGTACTTACATTACTACTGCATCTTTACCTCTACGTTACGAGATTGAAAATACAGGAACAACTGCTACTTCAAGTACATTAAAACAAGTCTGTTCTACTGTCATTTCAGAAGGAGGTTATGAACTGCGTGGACTACAACAAGCCGTTGAAACTCCAATTGGAGTGCCGAGAGATTTAACAACTGTCAATACTTACTATCCAGTAATCTCTTTACAATTAAAAGCATCTCCTAATTTTCTAGATGCAATTGTAATTCTTACCGCGTTGTCTTTAATGGGAATTACTAACAACGCAAACTATAACTGGCAGGTAATTGCAAGCGGTACAACCACTGGTGGCACCTGGACCAGCGCAGGAGCCAACTCAGCTGTTGAGTACAACCGAACAGGAACAAGCTTCACAGGTGGCCGCATCCTTGCTTCTGGCTTCACGAATGGATCGAACCAAGGCAGCCAAGCTGTTGACATTTTGAAAGAAGCACTGTTTGCTTTTCAATTAGAACGGAACGGATTAACTGGATCTCCTTATGAAATAACATTAGTCGCAGCATCTGATGCAACTGGTGCAGATATTTATGCATCAATGGATTGGGAAGAGATCAGCAGGTAAGTTTAATTCTCCTAAAATAAAAAATCATATGCAGTATTCAAATGGCAAAAGCTAAAAACAAAAAGTCTGTTGCCGCTGCAAAACAAAATGCTAAGCAGAACAGTGGCAACGCTACTGCACGCAAAGCAAAAAATGGTGGTAAGAAAAAGTAAAACAATTTCTGTAACAGTTGCTGTTAAAATCTTTATTCTTTTTTGGTCGGCTGCACTGCTTACATTAGGCTACGCAGGTAAACTAACAAAGATGGATCCCACATTTGTAGCGGCAGTTTTTACTTCGACGCTTGCATCCTTTGGTATTGATGCCCAAGCAAATAGAAATAACTTACGTCAACCCTCTGCCCGCCCGTATAAAACGGTAAACCGTAAGAACAATACTGCCAATACCAGCAAGTAAAGGACCAATCTTTTTAAGATAGTTACTAAGCTTTTCTTCAACTGGCATTCGATCAAAATTATAAGTATGTTTTAACGAACAAACATACTCCCATAATGGGAGTTGGACATCAACTGGAACAACTGGATTGAGCCAAGCACTTATCTTTTCTTCTTTATCTTCTACAAGTAAACTGTTGTTGTATATCCTGATGCGTTCAATATTGTATTCACCTTTGTAATCTACGTTTTTATCTCCTAGTTGATCTGCAATCCAAAAAACAGCATCAACTTGAACACGCTGGCGAGGAGCCTGCAAGAAAGTTAAATCTAATTCGACATCGCCACTCTGTACAGAGTAGGCTTTAGTAACACCGTTAATACAGACTTGAATACGACCTGGATAGTTCCTGCTGTTAGTAGGAAACTCTTTACAAGTAATTGGCTTCGGCATTAACCAAGTCGTTCTGGTTAATACAAAGTAAGGAATAAAAATTGAACTAGTTAAAGCAATACCAACAATTAAAATCTTGTTTTTGTTTTTATGAATAATATTTTCTATTTCATCTTTGATGTCCTGCGCTTTACCAGCATGGCAAACAACGAGATTCCTTAAAGCGTAAAGTCTACGTCTGAAACCAAGTTCATATTCTTTTTCTTCTGCAGCAAGGATAATCTTGTCGATCTTTTGCAAGATGACAACATGATCAGTATCAATGCTGTCAGGTAAATGCACGGCAACATAGTAATGTATATATCTATTTTATTTCAGTGAGTCTCCTTCCAATTTTTACCAACTCTTGCTTCACCTGTAAGGGGACATTTAAGTTGAAAATACTCACCTGATTTCCTAAAGGAATCAATCGCTAATTCCTTATACAAATCTACATATTCAGGTCGAACTAAAGATTGATATTCATCGTGAACGTGAGCAACAAAACCCCAGTCCCGTGTAAACTTTAAACCCTTAGCTGTTAAATCATCATATAAAATTGTCGTTGCTTTCTTTACGGCAATTGCTCCTGTGGACTGCAGGAGTTGGTTGAGGGCTGAATGTTTAGAGCGAATCTGTAACCGTCTGCCATCAATACCAGTAAGATAACCGCGTTGCGTAATGCGTTCGTCGATGAGATCTTTAAGCTTCTTGATAGCAGGTAGATTGCTATAGAACGTATCAATAGTTTTCTTACCCTGCTTGTACTGGGTATCGACATCTTCATCAGCAGATATAATGGATCCAGTCTTTTTTGCGCCGCCACCATACAAGATGCAATAAATAAGCCGCTTTGAAAGATCACGAGTTGCTTTGCTGATCTCACCCACACCATCATAGATGCCAAAGAGCCTGGCATTATGTGTGTGGATATCAAAACCTTCCGTGCTGACCAACCTGGCGTACTCACCTTCGTCAAAGTAAGCAAGCCAGGAGCCCAAGGCACGCAGCTCTAGTCCAGAAGCATCAGCACCAACCAGCATCCAATCATCAGGAGCATGAAACAGAGCCCTGCACTCAGCTCCAAAAGCGTGACCAACGCTGGGGACTTGGGCCATATTTGGACGCTTGTGGCTGCATCTGCCACTGATGCAAGCATTAGTAATAACTTCACCATGGATACGACCATCGTTATAAAGACGGCAATGTTTCAGCCATGCCTCTTTACCTTCAGCAATTTGACCAAGCCTCTTGTTAAAGAGTTGATACTCTGCCAAAAGTTTTGCTTCCGGATATTTTTGACCAAGCTCCTCAAGAACATCGTCATCCACTTTTGGTGATCCTTTTTCGGTGGCTTCAAACCGTATCTCAGGATACTTGCTCTGTAATCGCTCAGCTGTTTGAGGTCTGGAAGCAGGATTGAATACAGTAACTTTTGTTTTAAGTTGTTTGCCAGTCTTTTGCGACCAGCGTTCCTCCTTGATTGGCGGGAAGGTTTCCTGGAGTCGATCTTCAAGCTCAGAGCGTCGAGCTTTAAGCGTGTTGACCAATGCATAGGCTGCCTTTTCATTAAAGGGGAACCCAAATGTTTCCTGCTGCGCCATGACCAAAGCAAATTCATGCTCTAGTTCAAGGCACCGATCATCAATCTCTTGGCAAGAAAGGTATTCATATAGTTTAGTACTGACAAGTACATCTCCTTCACAATATGTTTGCATTGTTTGAGTCCACTGTGCCCATACATCTTCTATTTCATCATTATCTTTTTTACTTTCTTCTTTAAATTTAATCTTAGAAACATTTAATCGTTCGCCCCAAGCTGCTAAACTGTGGCGACCAAAGTATTTCTTTTCAATATGAGAAAACTTGCTTGCATCAATGGGTTCTAACTCAGGCCACATAACGCGGCTGACTACTAATGTATCGTAAAAAGAAACATCAGAACGCAATTCAAACCCTGGATAAATTTTTCGTATAGCAGGTAAATCAAATTTGATAATATTATGTCCAACAAGTAACTTTGCTTCTCGAATAAAATCTAAAGCAGTTTCAAGACTGTGGTAGCCAGGTTGGTTAGCACAACTAATAACGTTACCTGTATCCAGGTCACGCAAAACAATGCAATGGATTGTGTCCATTTTAGGAAGCAATCCATTACTCTCAAGGTCTACTACCAGTCTCATAATAAGATCGCTTCAGAAGAATTTTTTGTACAGACGAGCTACGTTAACAATTTCAAGATCGTTTGTGAGCCCTTTTTCCTGAAGCATTTGTGAAATATTTTTTGCTTCTGTCAGGTCCGGTAAGCACATGGCCTTGTTCAGTACCTTGGTGCTCTCCACTTGCTCCAAAGAAACGCCGTCTTTACCTGGCGTCAAACATAAAACTTTAGATAACAAAGCATCGCATAGAACGTAACCCCGCTGCACCTCACACCTCCTCTAAATCTTTAGGGATAGCACGAAGAAGAAAAATATCCAGTGCAATGTGAAGTAACATAGGTGCCATGATCAATGCTTTGTTTGGCAAGCCACCAAACAAAGATGCTAGCTTGTCTGAAAGATCTGTCTTATGGAGTTCTTGAAACTCAATTGAAAACATGTGAGCTAAGCTCAGTAGAAAGTCCTCCAGATCCTCGTCAGAACCTTTCAGTCTTTCCACGATTTCCCATAGTTCTGGATCCCTCTGAATAATTTCAATTAGATCATCCATGTCATGACTTATAAAGTATGCCGCAAGCGTAGCACTACTACTTTCAAGATCAATAACCAGGTTTGTAAAGTCTTCTTAAACCCATTATTTAAGGGTGAGAACGGTCATTGGATATGGGAATTAAGTTTTGCCATCGGTAAATCCAAACGAGATCTTAATGATTGGTTCAACCAAAGAAAGAATAAACGAGCTAACAGAATTAAAAAACGTTTAACAGGAAAGAACGGATTAAAACCTTTAAATAAAGCAGCACAAATATCTCTTCAAATGCGTTGGCAAATTGAACCGGGTGATTGCATCTTGGTTAATTGCCAATCAAAGTATGTCTATAAACAATTCAAAGCAATGTTCTATTGGTTAAAACATCAACCAGATATTGTTCACAATTCATTCAAGAAACAGTTATGGTGGCACCGACCACCTTATCCAGGTGATCCGATCTATGAACTTGGTAAAATTATTCCAGCGGCTCCGGCAAATCCATTAGCTCCCGTGGTGGATTTAAACTATTTTGATAGTTTCCGGGTTGAGTTTCATCCTCAAGTCCTTGAAGATATGCTGAAATCCATGGTTCAAAAATCGAATCAATCAGACCAGGTTCAATCACATTGCACAACTGGTAGTAACCAGAACGTAGAGAATCAATTGAATCCCGATCACCCACTTGGAGCAGGTGATCAAACATTGCAGCAAGCCAGCGGTTGGGTTCCCGCCTGGGGTCAAGGAGGTCAGTCACTGATTCAGTCTTCAGCCGGATCGTCAATCAGCATAGCAGCTACTGCATAAGTTAGATTAATAATGACTAAGTAGCCAGCAGCAACGTGAAAATTAAACAAGAAAACAATGTTAACAACAAGCCAAACAAGGAAGACAGTGGTGTGCAACATTAGATTTCAATAATGATACGACGTAGTTTTCCTAAGCTGTCACGCTGTGCGTAGACAACAAATTCACCATCACCAACTTCAGTATCAAAAGAAGTAAACAGATTCCACTGAGGCAACCGAACAGTATCTTCTTTTGATACTTCGAGATAACTTGGATCAGTAATAGCGATTGTACCGGAATCACAAGCGACTGTCCCTATAATTTTTGGTTTAGATAATACAGCCATTGAGTCATGATTTGAAAGCGCATAGATCCTATTATAACAATGGGCTGAAGAAGAACCGTGCCAAGCCCTGGGGAGCAAAAGTTTTTACGGTTTCCTTTTGCTGGTAACTGAACAGCCGTGCCTGAGTGTGCGGCTGCACCCCAATTCTTAACAATGAATTAATGGTTATTGTTGCCGGATAAACTGTAGCAATTATTACAAATCCCTATAGTTAATTGTATGTGGCAACTGCCATGACTCAATTAACTTATCGGGGTGTTCCTTACTTTAAAGAACAAGAAGATTTAGCAAACCGTAACTGGTGGAACTTAGCACACCGTCCTACGCTTTGGCTTCGGTATCGCGGTCAAAAGTACCGTCCTATTCAGACTGGCGGATTGCTTTGAAGCTAGAGAGGATCCCGTTCACGGGGTTTAAGCAAGGGTCGGCCCTTACTCCTCTCATTGCTTCATTGTTGACTGACATCACAGCTTCCACTCTGTGATATCGGCAGGTCATCCCTGAAGATGACGAACCAGTGGCCACTGGTGGTCTGCAGAACCAAAGAAATTATAAAGGACTAAATGGTGGTTGTCGAGCCCCAGAACTTCTCACGGCTCAACCGATGCGTAACTTGATCGCCGTGACCTGGAATTTCTGATGGACCTTGGTGCACCAAAATTTCCCAGATAGTTTGGTTAATGTTCATGAGCTTAGTGCAGTAGGTCAGAATCAGTTTGTCCTTGTTTTGACCAGGCTTGTAAGTGATTTGTTTTTTAGTAACACCAAACGGTTCATCCTCATTGTCCTTGGTGTAGCAAGCAATCCAGTAGGTCGCTTGCTTTTCTTTTTGCTTGCTGGCAATAAACCCTTTCATCAATGATAGAGTGTTGATTCCTGTGATCTTTCATGGGGCGTTACCCGTAACCAACAACGGTCAGGGCCTTGCCTC